AAGGACGTACTATCAATGGGAGAACGTCGTGGAGATAGAACAGGTACAGGAACTATTAGTCTATTTAATGTGAATCACACATTTGACTGTAGCAATAAGTTCCCAGTAGTAACGAATAAGAAAGTTCCGCTACGAGTAGTATTTGAAGAATTACTGTGGTTCTTAAACGGAAGTACGGACCTTAAGTGGTTACTAGACCGAAACGTTCATATCTGGGATGCAGATGCTTACCGTGATTACCAAGAAAAAGGTGGGGCGTTGCCGTTCGATGATTTTATTGAAATGGCTAGTATTTATGGATACGACTTAGGTAATATCTACGGCAAACATTGGACAGACTGGAACGGAGAAGGATTTAACCAGATTGAATGGGTTATCAATGAGATTAAAACAAACCCAGAGTCTCGCAGACTATATATCTCGGCTTGGCATCCTACAGCGTTTAAGAACGCAGCATTACCTTGTTGTCACGTAGCGTTCCAATTCTATGTATCTAACAAAGATACGCTTAATCTTAAATTCTCAATGCGTTCGAATGATTCATTTTTAGGTTACGCGTTCAACGTTAGTTCATACGGATACCTATTATTCTTAGTAGCTGCTATGACAGGACTAAAAGTAGGAACATTAACTTATGATGCAGGAGATGCGCATATCTATTTAAATCATCTAAAACAGGTAGAGTTACAGATTTCTCGTGAGCCATTCCCGCAGCCACAACTTAAGGTTAATGGAGTAAAAGAGAAGATTACAGACTATACATGGGAAGACATGGAGTTTACAGAGTACAAGCACCATGAAACTATTAAAGGTAAGGTATCAGTTGGCGAGGTGAAAAAGTGAGTAGAACATTCGAAGAGGATATGATTAGTTTATATCTCTGGACTGATAGACGAGCAGCTGGAGGTTTATCGAAAGACCAAGTTAACTATGTACTTCGAGAGTTTAAGAGAGCAGTAGAGGACAAGTTCCCGATGGAAATTGCTAAATACAAGGAGGAAGCTAAATGACTAACATTCAACTATTAATTAATGAATTGAAGGACATGAAAGTACTATATGAAAAAGGATTCATGAGTGAAGCGGAATTCTTACGTATTAAGGCTGCAATTAACCACGAAATCGAAATGGAGGTTATGAAATAATGAGTTATAAGGATGAACATTTATCATTCGAACGATTAGGAATTAAGCATAAACTAGCAATTACAGGGTTATCTCGTACAGGTAAATCTACAGCAGCAGATTATCTCAGTGAAATGTATGGGTTCTATGTATACGATATGAGCGATGACTTAAAGCTAGACTACTATGATGAGGTTATTGCTAGAGGGGAGCGAGTTGAGCGCGAAGGTAAGCCTAGAGAAGGATATCAGATGTTCGGTCAATTAAAACGATATGCTCATGGAGATGATTACTGGATTGATAAGGTACAAAAACGTATCACAATGGACTCATCCGCAATCAAATATCGTGGAGGAGAGAGCGGAAACGTAGCACTTCGAAATAACCCTCATCAAAAGGTATTGTTAACTGGTCTTAGACAGCCTAATGAGTTCGAATACGCTCGAGCAAATGGCTTCACTATAATTAGACTAGAAGTGGACGAAAACATCCGTATCGAGCGTATAAAGGCGTCTGGTGAGGTTGTAGACGAGAAGACTATTAAACACGAGACAGAGCAGACGTTAATGAACGAAAAAGTAGATTTTGTAGTTAAAAATAACACAAATGACCCAGAGAATATGATTGATTGGATTGATGAGATTGCTAGAGAATTAATTCATGGAGGGAGATTTTAATGAGTACACGTGAAGAGCTAGAGAATAAGTTGTCTGACCTTAAAGAGAGTTTAGAGACAGCGGAAGGATTACTAGACGATGCAGATACAGAGTGCAATGAAACAGAGTATGAGATTGAAAATTTGGAAGAAAAGGAGTCGGAGTTAAAGAGTGATTTGGAAGAAGTTGAGAACCAGTTAGATGACCTAAGAAGTAAACTAAAAGATAGCGAGAGACAATACACGAGACTAGAAGAAAAGGTAGATGACCTACAAGCAGAGATTAGCGAGGTAGAGTATCAGCTAACATTTATCGATGAGGAAGAAGAGTAAAATCTTCTTCTTTTTTTTTTTATATAAAAGTCTTGCAATCTATTAAAACGTGTGATAAGATTAACTCATATCAAAGAGAGAGGATGATAGAAATGAGACACGAAGTAGTATTTACAGAGATTAAGCAGTGGGAGATTGAACACGGAGAGTCATTTGTGGACCATTACGGTTACAATCTGCATGCGCCGGATTTCATGGAGTGGGCATTAGAAAATAAATATATTACAGAGCAGCAGTTCGAGGAATGGCAAGCGGATTATCCTTGTCTAGAAGCTGATGACCCTAACTACTACCTGTTTACAGACGATGAGGATGTAACATTCGCTTTAGTTATCGACCCAGACAGAACAGAAGAAAAAGAGGATGAGGCACTTGTTATCCTAGCTAAATACATCGCAGAACATGATGAGACATTAGAAGAGTTCCGTGAGTTCATCGACGAGGAGGAATAGGATTGATTATTAGCAGCATCGTAGCACGAGACAGAAATGGTGGGATTGGTTTAAATAATAACCTATTAATCCACTTGCCGAAAGACCTCGCGTGGTTCAGAAAACAAACGTTAGGAAAAGTGGTTGTAATGGGCTCTAAGACACATCTATCAATTGGTAAGTTCCTAGAGAAACGAGTTAATGTCGTATTAACTAGAAACAAGGATTTCAAACCACTCGATAAAGATGTAATTGTATTCCATAACATTCACAAAATGTTAAATCACTTCAAAGATGAAAAGGAGATTATGGTTATCGGTGGAGGAGAGATTTATAAACAGTTCGCACCAATGGTGAACCGACACTATGTAACAGAAATCCATGCATTGTTCGGAGCTGATACATTCTACCCTCCATTTGATACAAAGGTATACAAGCGCTTCTTCAATAAAGGGGAAGAAAGAGAGATTCATGAACACAACGGTATAAAGTATGAATTTGCAATCTATAAAAAGGTAGATTAATAGGAGGAGACAATATGCATATCGAAGTAAATTATGGGCATGTTGAAGGAACTAACTTCAATAAGGTAGTTGAAGAGATGGAATTTGAGTATGGTTATGAAGGTGAAGCGTGGGACATGGTCGTAGCTAGCGGGGATATGGAGGTTCTAGCGGAGTTTCTAGCGGAAGATGGGTTAGCTGTAGAACTTGATGGAGAATCAGTATACTAATGGGTGAGTTCATATTAGAACTGATTGGAGCTATCCTAGATACTTTAGGTGTCTGGGCAGCTTCACAGGATGAGGAGGATAAATAGTGGATATCAAAATCGGAGATAAGTATAAGTTAACGTCTGATACGCACAACATTATAATAAATGAGAGAGTTGTTCCGGTACAAAAGAAAGATGAGACGGATGCAGCCTTTGCAGAACGTAGCAAAATCGAAAAGTATTCCGCAACAGGGTATCATTCTAACGTAGAGAAGGCTTGCCTATACTTAATCGATAAGGTAGGTAAAGAGGATAAGGATACGATTCTGACGTTGGACATGCTAGTTCACGAGATTAGAAAAGCTAAACAAGAAATAAAAGAGATGGATTTATCTAAAATAAAACCTTTACAAGAATAGCAATCTATGTTAATATAAAAATATAAAGAAGAGGTGATGAGATGAGCAGCACAATATAGAAACACTATCATCCTAATAAAAAAAAGATAAACTAATCGGGGGTAATACAAATGAACTTAACAGAAGTTAGAGACTTATTAAAAGATGTTTTAGAAGGCGGACGAATGACAAAGGAAAATAAAGCAAAGCTGCAAGAGGCTTATGACCAAGTTCATGATAAAGTAGAAAAGAACAAATATCGTGATGAGTTGCGAGCTAAGGGTGGAGAATTCGCGGATTACAGTGTATCTTCTATCATTAAAGATATGACAGCAGCTATGAACATCTTCAACAAGTACCCTAAAGCCCATAACTCAGCTTTAGATGATATTAAATATGTAGATGGAGCTAGACAAGACCTATTCCATAATGCGGAGTTCTTACGTAAAGGTATGAGTGTAGAAGAGAAAGCTGCAAAATGGGACGAGCTAGGACGAGCAGCAGAACGTCGCCGCGTAGCAAAAGAACTAGTAGAAGCTACTAAACCTATTAAAGCAATGATGGCTAAATACAAGAACCATGATTTAGCTAAGGATATGAGAGACTTACTAGCACAACTTAGAGCTATCGAAAAGCTACAGAGTGAGCGTTTCTATGAGCCTCGTGTTCTAAATGAAATGGAAGAAGCGTTTAAAGAAGCGAAAGGAGTGAAACACTAATGAGAGAATCGTTGGGTAAGTTGTTTTATAGATTGTTTGATGCTATGGGGACGTTGTCTGTATTCTTTATTGTAACAGATGGTTTCAAATGGAAATACGCAGTAATACTATTCGTTAGTGCAATATTAGCCGTACTATTGCCATACGAAGTTAGAAGAAAGGAAGGGAAAAAATGACAAGACATGCACGATACAAACAGATAGGTAAATGTACAATTAAGCAAGGAACTATTAATAGTATCATGTTACGAACACCGACCATCGAGGAGAATGTGTTTGTATTTAAGAACATTGGCATTCTATCAAAATCGAACAGGAAGGTGAGACCATGATTAGTTATGAGTATGCAATGAAGTCTAAGTTATTAATGGGACTGTATATCGCAATCTACTGCTCGTTAGGGTTCGTAGATATCGAGTATCCGGTTCGGCTTATGATGTTCGGCATCTTGTGTTATCACGCTTACCTATTCTGGGAAATTACACCAATTACAAATAAGGGAGGAGAATTTAAATGTTTAAGCCACACGAAGAAGTAATAGTTAGAGGATATAGCAACGCTAAAGGTGCAGAGGAAATAAAAGGTAAAGTCGTTAGTGTAGGGGATGGAGTAATTGGCGTACATGTGGATAACCCTGACAAAGGAATCGGTCCCTCGTTCAGACCTATGTTTTTTGATGAGGTAACCTTGAAGCAACGGAGACATGATATTAGAGATATTGATAGTTTCATGCCTAACCCTTATGAGGTGTTCTACGAACTAGTGAGCAAACACGAGGCGCGACAACTAAAGTCTAAAAAAGTTGTAATCCATATGAAGAATGGTGACGCACTAACACTATACCATGAGTATGAGTCTAGCATTGAGAGCTTAGTGGAGGATGATAACAAAACTCTTAAATTCTTTAATAAGGACTTTACTAAATCATTCGTTATTCGCCTAGAAGAAACAATAATGTTCGAGGAGGATGTTCAATGAGTGCCGTAGGTCTCACATGTGGTCTTAACATTATCGCTACGTTTGCATGTCTAGCTGTTCTGTACGGAGAGTTCGACTACTTAGAAACAATGTCTAAGATAATGATATTTATTCTAGCGAGCGTGAACATATTGTCATTTTTAGTGAATATGGGGTGGGTATTATGAGTCTATTGTGTAAGTTACTAGGTCACAATCTAGATAGAGCTCCATTTAAACCAACACCAGTAGGCGTATCTAGAGGTTACTTTAGGGAGACTATCGAAGTATTAATGACGTTTGAGGTAGATTGTCGACGGTGTGGGAAGAAACAGACTAAGTTACGGTGGGACAAGCTAGAGAACTGGGAAAGACGGTTCACATATGAATCTCTAGGGTGCGGTTACTTGATAGAGAAGAACTTGGATTAATTTCCAAGTTTTTTTATTTTACTCTTGTAATCTACTAATCAATATGTTATTATTTAACTATAAGGAGGAGATACAAATGACTAAGCTAGACTTTAGCGGTAAGTTAGTTGCTAAGGACCGTATCGAATGGGGGGATATTGAATGTAAGCGATTTATAATGAGCGGACAAACAGTAGAGTATAGAGTCATAGACCCGTATACGGTAATGCTAAAAGAATACCCGCACGGAACAGCGTTTATGACGATGAGTATATCAACAGCAGAACTAGTGTTTAGACCGTGGGGAAGGGAGAATTGGTAATATGGACTTTTTAGAAATTGACCTGTTTAACAGATACTGGGTGTTTCACTCAGAGGAGTATTACCCTAAAGGTGATTTGAATGACATTGTCTTCACATCGGAGCACTGGAATGAT